GCCTTTTTATTGATTACGAACTCGCCGGGAGTTAGTAGGGCAGGAACAGTGTCGGAACCAGAAATTCCTCCACCAGCATTTCTTCTAGTTCTATTATCAACAATGTCACCTATGCTGGTTTCACCATCTCTAATATCGGCAGCAACCTTATTAGCGAAACCTTTTTCAGCAGTGGATTTACTTCTTTTGGCATCAGCTCTTTTTAATGCGCTCGCATTATCTATTTCTGGATAGAGTCTAGACAGTCTCCTTCTGACAGTCTCTACTGCAAGATTAGGATAGTCAAAATCACCTCCAGATTGTTCACTTCCGGTCACTCCTATTTTAGCGTTGGTAATAGCGCCAACAACACCTTCAAGAATATACCCTTCTATACTTTCTTGGGCACCGGCAAAAAGTCCATTAAAGCTGTAAAGTTTTTGCTCATCCGGCTTAGGCTTATCAATATTTAAAGACTCGACAAGTTCTGACTTTCCTACAGTTGTAACCGCCTCACTTAGAGCAGTTCTTGCGGCGTCTTGAATTAAAGTTCCAAACTCTGCGTTGACTGTGCCTTCTGTGCCACCAATTTTATAAGCCTGAAACGGACCTTTAAGCTTTACGTCGTAGCCTTCTTTGACTCTACCTGCGCGCTGAGTCTTTGTTAGTGTTTTTTGAGATTTTTGAGCTTTTTGATACTTTTCGCTAAAAGATTTAGCTGCGTTCTGGTCTTTAAGAGCTTCCTTGGCTCTGATTTTAGCTGCGCCGGTTCGCGCCAACCCCTGATCTGATATATAAAAATTTAATAGGTCGTCCTGAGCTTGGCCTGTCGGAGTGAGACCTGTTTTTATTTTAGATCTTTTTCCAGTTCCGACTTCTTTTCTTAAGCCTAAAGATTTATTAATTTTCGCCGTTAATTTAGCACTTGCGGGGACTGATCGCCCGTCCGGGTTAAATGGCCCAGAGTCGTTTATTGTAAGAGCCGCATATTCTTTAGTGTTTTTTGGCGATATTGTAACCGATCCGCCTTTATTGTATCTGTTCTGATTCATCGCAGCCAAATTAGCTGCTCCTAACTTCTTGACACTGCTTTTGCGAATCACAAACTCGCCCGGAGTAAGCATAGCTGGAACACTATCTGTATTTCCGCTGCCGGGAACCATACCACCACGAGCAAATCTAGATACGGGCGCGCCTCCACCGCCACGACCAAAACTCGCCAAGGCTCCAAGACCAGTCCCAAGACCCTTGCCGATTTTTAACGCTAATAAAGAAGTTAAAAGCGGAAGCAGCGGCTCTAGAGCCTCTGTCACTTTAATCAAGGATTGAGCAAGCTGTAATGAAAAACTAGCAAGGCTTTTGAAAGTGCTGCTATCTGCGAATTTACGAATCAGGGCATCGAACTGTTCTCGCGTCTTTTGAATTTGAACTGCTAGGGACTGCTGTGCTGTTTGAGCGTCTTTTGCCACAGAACCGCTTGAATTTTGCGCGACGTTAAGAGCTTGCTGAGCTGTGGTAAACTGTTGGATAAGAGGAATAACTTTACCAACCTGTCGAAATCCACCAAGCTGTTCTACGATCTCAGAAAATCTAAAACTTCTAGGATCTAAGGCAGATAAACCTTGTGACAGTCTTTTAAAAGCTTCAAAAGCTCCAACAAAATTACCCTGCGCATCTTGCAGCTCAATGCCAAGTTCTTTCAGCTGATTAACAGTGTCGGCCCTCTGAATTCTAGTAAAAATGGTTCGCAAGCCAGTAGCGATGGTTTCCGCGCTTTCACGGGTTGTAGCTCGAACACTAGTAAACAGTGCAATAAGCTCATTGACCTCTCCACCGGCAGAGGCAAACACACCACCAACACGACGAATGGCAGTAACAAGGTCACCAGATTCAACAGCAAAGTTCTTAGAAACAGCATTAATAGCATCAAGACTTTGTTCTAAAAACTCTATTTCTCGACCAGTCTTTCTAGCCTGACCGCCAAACTGACGCAACAAAGCAATCGCGCCTTCTGTGGTGTCTTGAATACTGTCAAAAGTTGCGCCTAAACTAGTCTTGGCCAACACGTCTAAAGCTTGGCGGGTTTTGTCCGCACTGATACCTGTTTGAAGCAAAACTCTAGAAACGTTCAGAAGGTCAGCAGAACTTGCGCCCAAGCTAGTAGATAGCCTTGTTACTTCGTCCGTTAAACTTTTTAGCTGACTGGCAGATTTGCCGGTAACTTGAGAAATTTTGACAACCTCTCGCTCAAACTCGATGGCCGCCTTGGTAGAGTTTTTCAGAGAGTTCACAAAACCCAGCAAAGTACCCGTAGCCACAGTAATAACACTGAATCTACGTGCGGACTCCGCAATGGTTCTGTTAAGTTCGCTAACTGACTTGTTCGAGGCTTTGGCCGCTTTGTTAAGCTCATTCAGCTGAGCGTTTGCTCCACTCAAAGCCCTAGTATCCGCCTGCACCTGCACATCAATTTTGCCCAGTGGAGCCAGCTGTTTCTCAATCTGACTGGCTACCTGTCTGACGTTTGTGGGAGCTTGTAACTGTAACTGCGCTGTTAAATTGAATCGCTCAGCCATCTTTTTTTTCTCTACCTTCTTTTACTTAAAATATACGGGGCACAACAGCCCCGTTCCTTAAAGTAACTATACACAAATTACTTAGCTTCAGCGTCCTTTTCTGCCTTAGTGGCCCGCTTTTTTCTAGCTGGCTTTGTGGGGGCAGTATCGGCCACTAAATCTTCTTCTTTTTGGGCGCTTTCTTTAGTTGAAGTGATGATGGGATTGCCGTCATCATCCAAGAATGGCTTTCTTTCAGCCATGTCTGGGGTGACCCAGCTTTCGTCTCCATCTTCGTCCACGACCTTGATAACCTCTTCGCCCGAAATATTGACAAAGTACATTTTATCTTCATCTTGTTCAATCTCGGCCTTTTTACTACGATAAGCAATATATCGACCTTCTTCATTGATAAGGCGACCATCAATATCAATCAAGTGCCCGTCGTCATTTACTAATCTTAGATCTTCATTGACAAACTTAAACTCTTTTAAGAATTTATTTTCTACTAGTTTATTATCATAATTAGGATCTAAACCGTAAATAATATTGGCCAACTTACTAGCAGCTTCCGCTACCCAAGGTTGAGCAGCTGCACTGTCATAGTCCTGCTGGGTTGGAAAGTATGGCTTTTTTGTGTGAGGGTTTATCATACATAATCTAACTAATTCGGAGAATCTCGCATTGTCGGCCTGACCTTCTACAGAGTTTTGATCCAGCTGGTTTCTCTCTGCAAGCAACTCTCTAAACTCAGCCCGAAGGACTCTCATGCTCAAAGCGATTTCTTTAGCTTCGCTTAGCTTGATATCCCCAGCCTTGAGCGCTTTCTCTTTAGCGTTAATTTCTTCAAGAAGTTCCTCGCTTCTTTGCTGCTTAGACTCATTCCATATATTTTGCTCAATCATGTAGTCTTCTAGTTTTTGTCGAAGCAAAGCGCCAGAATCTAGAGCGCGTCGGAAAGCTTTGTTGTATTCAACTTGCGACTCTTTATACTCTTCAGCTCCGGGATTTTTAAGGTTGACCTTAACTTCGTTTCCATCTTTATCCACACTGGTAAGTGGTGTGTAATTATCCATCATTTTTTTCTCCTTCGTTAGAATTATTATTACCTGCGACGGGCAGGTTAATATGATACTTTTTCCTGTTAATTTCATAATCAGTAAACTCATTTTTCAAGAATCTGATCTGATTATTTCCTTTGTCTAATATAAGGGCTCTAACCTCGTCATACATTTCTTTTAATATTTTTTGTTCTTCTGTCAATTCTTCTGAGGACTCAAATCCCCACAAAAATCCAAACTTCTTTTCAATAGCATCCAAAGAACCAATCATAGTGGTCCTAATGCATTTTTCTGAAAATTTGTATAGTGATTGTTGAGAGACCTCTTTAGATCTGTCCTGTCTTATTTTTTGCAGGTTAAGTGAGTCTTTTAAAAAGTTTTTTCCGTACTGTTGAGACATTTTACCTTCCTCTAAATTTAGATCTTATGGCTTCTACACCAGCTTTGTTTCCTTGAATTTTCATATCCTGTTTCACATCGGGAAGTTCGCCAAATTTAACCTCTCCTTTGTCTTCAATAAATTGCGACCTTTGCTTGACCTTTTGTCGAGCCATTGGCGAATTAAGATCGTAAATTTCATTAGCTTCGTGCTTATTTGTCATTACAAATATTTCGTCCGATTTAGCAATCTTTTCGTTTGTTATCATAGCATCTATCTCTGCTTGTTTTTTGTCGCGTTCATATTTTCTTCTTTGTACAATAAACCACCCATCCAAACAATCATCATCTTCTACGATTCCATCTTTTGGGCTTTCTGGACTTTCGAATACATTATCATACATTTGAGCGTAAGATATGAGAGCTAATTTATTTTTGTCAATATCTATTGCGGAGCCGCCAAACAGATCTCCGGTCTTTTTGGATAAGTTCCACATACCTCGAAATGGCTGAGTTCTAGCAATTTTTCTAAATGTTGTGGGCGATATTTCTTCAGATGCGACTATTTCTAATAGCGCAGATATAGAGATGTTTTTAAAGTCGTATGGTTCACCATCCGAGGTTTTGGTTGTGCGTTGTATCAGCCAACACTTTCTAGCAAAATTAGCCACACCATCGCAAGTAATGTGATCAAACTGTGTTTTTTTATATCTTAATTTTAGAACTTTTTGTTCCATATTCCTAATTTTCCTTTTTATCCCAGCTAGTTTTCTTTTATGTACAAAAGATTTAAACGCTTCAACTTTCAGATCCTCTATTTCATCTTCGATTTCTTTAGCGCGACGATCATCAAGGGGTGTCCATAAATCGTTTTCTACTAGTAGTTGAATAACTTCGTCTTGAATATAGACTCCCGAAAAGTAAGCCTTTTTACGAGTGTCTTCATACACATCAAACGATTCTTCAATAATGTCCTTTGTAGGCTCGTAAATAAATAAAACAAGATCGCCCAGCCGTAAGCGTAGGCGACCTTGAATAATTCTATTTAGAGTCTTTTCATAATATATTTCATCCATCCAAAAATCCTAAGAATTATGAAATTAACCGCTAGGAACGATTGGGTCACCGTTGGTTTCTTCGTTAGCAGCATTACCACCATCAACGCTTAACTCATTGTAAGTAACGTAAGAGTAGGTAACGGTGGCATTTCCACCACCAGTGTCGGCTCCAGAATAAGATACCGAAGTAAGCTTGTTCTTGTTGCCCAAAGCGATAACTGTGCCAGCATCGTCTTTCAGGGTAATTAAGTCACCGGTTGCTCCTGCCTGATTCTTATTAGAACCAGAGACACTAACCAAGTCACCAGAACTTGCGATGACCTCAAAATCAGAAGAAATCTCGATTGGGAACGTGGTAAACTTAGCATAAGGTCCAAATCGACCGAGTTCCAAAAGGTTTTCCTGACCAAAGTCAGCACTAACGTTAACACTCTGAATGTGATAGTTCAACGAGCCTTCACCGCCAAGTGGCCCCTTATCGCCAGCATTTAGCTTAACAGCTGCTGGCAAATCAGATGCGGCTGGGTCGAAGTTAACACGTCGCTGAACACCTGAAAGCGGTACATCGGCACCGTCAAACGGCAAGTTAGCCTCATTTTGATCAGCGGCAGTATTTCCACCGCCCTCTCCTTGAGGACCAATGGTGTTCCAAAATCTATCATTACCAACCAAGGTCACAGATTCAGTAGCATTGCCATCAACACTATAACTATAAGAAACGTTGGATGTGTACATACCGGAGTTCCAGCAAACACTCTTAACGGTTTGACCACTGGTACTAGCCACCGTGTCATCAAATACATATAGATATACATCGCATTGATTCTTCGCCGCTGCAACCAAGCCCTCTCCAGCGGCCTGACATTTCCCAGCACTTGTTAGCTGAAAAATTAAAGCACGACCGTCAATGACCTTTTCCAAGGTTACTTCGATGTCGGCCACTTCTTCGGTGTTTTCGTAAAGCTCAACTTGTCCAATCTCGAAAATTTGCTCAAGATTAAATGTAGAACTTAGTCCAACACTCTGAAGACCTCTAACCGGAACACCATTCGCAAGCGGGTCTTCGCCCGTTCTTGGAACAATGACAACGGCCTGACATGCATAGAAAATTCTATCATTAGCCATTTAAAATATCTCCTTTATTGGATATGTCCTCTGGTAAAAGACAATATTATATACACAAAAATGTATTAAGTGGGTAAAACTTCCGTAGTACAGCGAGTTACGCCCATATATAGATTTGTTGACAATTCTGTAATATCGTTGCCTCTAGTGTTGTAAATCCAACATTTGCTCCAGTTATAATTATCTACTAAATTAGGGTATAATCCACTAGGGTTGGCATATTCCCTTAATTCTCTCTGGCGGCCATTTTCAAAAGTAAAAGGATTCGCTCCAGATATAGCCACTTGTGTAGGATCAAAAAGCTCGATAGTTCGGTCATTCTGATTGACAATAGTGTCTATTAAATTAACACATTCCCAATGATTTTCTGCCATAACATAAAATACAATATCGCTACGAATCCACTGACCACCGCCTAGCTGGTATGGCTTTGTGCTCACGGCAGGAACGACCTCTACAGCAATTGCCGGAAGTTGAACCCGAGATTGACCTAATTGAGCCCAACCTCCAGACCCCTGAACTTGAAAATCTGCCTCGTTTCTAAACGAATTCTGTTGAAGTTGGCGAAACCATGAGATGCCCTGCGCGGGAACAACCTGCACTCTTTTGTGGCTGTATTCTAATTGCACATCGCTAGTAGTGGCCTCGGCAGAATCAAAGACCACGCGGCCCAGCTGGTAGTCCACATAGAACGGCTTTGTGACGTTTCCAGTAGCGTAAAACGTCCCATCTACGAATACACCAGAAATATCTATTGGTTGCTGGGCAACTCCGTCAATATTGCCACTACCTTCCCAGACCCAATTCTGTCGGTAACCTTCCCAGACTTGACCCGCATTGTAATTGGGCGAATCTACCAGTCTTAGTTTGTGACGATCCCCACCATAAATTCCCGATTGTGGCATGTTAATGGTGTAAAATCCACCCCCATCCAAAAAGCCCCAATCATAAAAGTTTACAAAATTATCCAGCAACACTTCTGAAGTTGTAGCATCTGTGAGCTTGTTTATATTAGAAAATCTTAATTTAGTTTTATCGCTACCTACCATTTTTCAAGACTCCCTCTATAGTTCTTATAATTTGAGAGCGAACTCTCTCAACTGATCTTGTTATGAAGTTGTCATCTGGCGTTCCCGAAAATGCGCTATTGACTTTGTATGGAGCTTGAGCCCTTCTCATTACTGCCAATCCGGTACGACTTCCGGGAAGATCGCCAAACTCAACTCCGAAATCAGTAATAATAATCGAATCCCCCAAAGTGAGCAACCACTGAAGCCAAGGTAAACTTCCACCATCTTCAATCGGCTGTTCTGCAATAGGAAGGGTGAACAGATTTGTAAAATCTGAGGGCTGCATCACGATAGTGATGCCTCCATTAAAATTCTTATTTACCTTTAAAAAATCCACCCTTAGACTATCAACAATGGCGTCAACAATCGCACTGCTTGGATCTTGTGTCAAGCCGAACTCGGCCTTTAGTATGCCGCCCTTTAAAGAATTAATTTCTGGACTGCTCAAAAGAGAAGCCTTGATAAGAGGATCAATACGGCTTTTTAGTACTCTGGCAGTAAAGGCTAAAGATTTGTTAACCTCTTTAGCCAGCGCTTCGTTGATCTTCTTTTGGATGATTGCATCCGATTCTTTAAGTACGATTTTAGCCATTCTTAGCCCTTGTCCAAAAAGTCACAACGTACTTTACTGTATTCTGCTTAAAAAATCCCTGAGCAATGGGCGAACTAAACTTTTCATATCTAGCACTAGTATGATAGTTTTCTATACCATTATAATCAGGAATCATAAAT